ATTGCTGTATATGCGTACAGTGGATGGCGATGGGTGGCTATGCCTGTCTATGTCCGAACTTCTCGAAGTAGAAGACGACCGGCTCACCTGTCTCCTGGATCAGGCCGTATGCCTTGGCCAGGCGGTAGATTGGGTGATAGGCATTCAGACTGTTGACGTGCCCAGCCAGCCATTCACGCCACACCTCAAGCGACATGCTTCCTTTGCTGATGTTGCACGGCGGACAAGACGGCATCATGTTTTCCATGCGATGGTTCTCGGGATGCAGCGCGTCTCTTCCGGTGACGTAGCTGCTCACTCCACGCTGAACGGCTTCGTAGTGGTCGGCATGCCATCGCTCTGGAAGGTCGACGCCGCAATATGCGCACCTCCCTCCAAACTTCTCCCGAAGCTCAGCGCGCTGCTTCTTCGTCAGCTTCATGGCGTAACTCCCTCCTGCTCGCTCAGCAGGGCGCGCAGGTCGTTCGCAATTTCAAGCATCTTCTTCGCGCGTGTCGTGGCCGCGTTCGTTCCTGCCGGAACGTTTTCGCAGTTCCAATCGGACTCTCGCCGGCACTCCCGCTCTATGCGTCGCAGCAGATCCTCGCTGACCACCACATGGCCTGCGGGGACGGCTCTGGTGTTCCAGTCAGCGATGGCGATTTCACGCTGATCTTCTATGTCTGGGACCATCATGGTTTCGCTGTCGAGGAACACGCACTCGGCAGAGTGATCGCCTACGATCCGGTGCCAGTCGTGGTTGCTCACCAGGCGCATCGAACATCCGCAGAACGGACAGGGTTTCAGTTCTTCAGCCATTGGACTTCCTCCTGCGGGAAAGACGCCAGAGCCGCCAGATGACGATTGGTGCGCCTATGGAGACGGCAATCCAGTTTACCGGCCACCACCAGACCAATGATCTGCGGGTGATGCATTGGTCTCCGACGTAGACAGGAAGGCCGTGATAGGAGAAAAGGGTCAGGTATTTTTCGAACCTCAGAACAATCATTTGCTCTTCTCCGTATCGATCAGCGCTCTGCACACGGGGCAGTCCGGATCGCGCGTTTCGTGCCCTTCGAGACCATCAGGGCAATGCCCGTTGTTCAGGTGCCCAACCTCCCCGGTAGCGAACCGGCGCAGGGTATCGAGCGCGGACGCGCTGACCGTCTTGCCGTTGCGGCGCGCCAGTTCGTCGAGGCAAGCGTTCCAGCCTCTGCAATAGTGGGCGCTCTTCCTCCGGTCGTTGGCAGCATCCGGTACAACCACCACCCTTGCGCGCAGTTCCGATAGTTCGCCGAGGCAGGCTTTCAAGTGCGCTTGCAACTGATAATTCGCTGCCTGCTCGTCGCAGAAGTTTTTTCGAGCGAGGTCTCGTTCGAGTTTGAAATCGTCTCTCGCCATTCGCAGTGCTGCGACTTCGGTGCGTAGCGACACAATCAAGTCAGCCTGATCGTTGCGGTGCTGCTCAGCGCGTGCGACTTCCTCCCTGAGCGCCTGGGCCTCTTCGGCGAGGTCGTCGTAGTCCTGGCTAAGGACGAACTCCCCGAATTGGCTTTCTTCCCAGCCATAGATATTTCCAACCGGGCTGATCTTCTTCACCTCACTCATGGATCAGTCCTCCGGATACAGGTCGTATTTGCGGCAGATGGCGTCCATTTCCGGGCGCGCGCGGAAAATCCAGAACTCCCCGCCATCGACGCGCACCTGATAGATGTACTTTGTGCTCGGAAGGATCTTCCCTCGGTCGGATCGAACGGCCTCAACGATCAGCCAGTCGTCTGCATCGACGTCCTGCCGTCCGAAGCCGGCACGGTCGAACCAGTAATAGGCATCGCATTGATAGTGCTTCCGTGCCGTACGAAGCTCGTCGCATAGCAGTTGCATCACACCCCCTCCTTGCCGGGCGCGGCGGCGAGAGATCGCAGACCATCATGGATGGCTCGCAGGTCGTCGTCGGTCGGCTCTGTGCGCAGGTACAGAACTACGGAGCGCGGATAGGCGAAGTCTCGTCCGATCCCTGACACCTCCGGAACGCTGTGCTGAGCCTTGCCGGGCGCGGCGGCGAGCATGGTCTTGTAGATCTCCTTGCAGGTATCCCACGGCACGTCGATTTTTTGGTCGTACTCGATATCACCACCGCAGACATGGCAATCGCTATCGGTGCCAACATCAAGGCACTCGGCGCAAGCTGCACGGATGTAAAACGAGAACTCTCCGATGCACTCAGCTTTCATCGAACTGGTGACGCAACCTTTGTCCGATGGCACAAGTTTCCACCCCTCCGGCACGCTGTGCTGAGCCTGGGCTTCGAATTCAGCGACCCTGGCCAGAGCGGCGTCTCGCTCTTTTTCGCAGCGCCCCCAGCCGTTCGTTGCGCTACCGAGCTTGAAGATCAGCTCGGTGTTGCGCTCTCGCTGAGATTGAAGCTCCGCCCGCAGTGCTTCGACTTCGGCCTGGGCGGCCTTCAGTTGATCCTCCAAGCGCTTGGCATAGCCGCGAATGCCTTGCACGGTCCAGCCACCATCGATGGCGTCTTGCGGCAGCCCTTCGCAGATGCGCTCGAGCTGGCGCAGGCGCCCGGCGATCTCGTTCTTGTGGTCTTGCTCCTGTTCGGCCAGATACTGCCAGTGCTGGACAGCCGGCCAGGGGGAGGGAACGACCACGGCGCCAACCGCGATCCCTTCAGGCATTGGCAGGGCGTTCAACTCGGCGGCATGTTTCTCCGCGTCTTCGCGGGTGAATGCTGCGTACAGTTCGTCCGGCCCTTGGGCATGTACAGCCCAAAGCTCTGGCCGCTCCGCCTCTGCCTGCTCAGGCCTGAGTGCTTCATCGGGAGCTTCGTTGAACGCTTCCGCATGCGGGGCGAGGTTGAGTGGGTCGAGTTGCTCGCGAAACGCCTGGAGCCGCTCGATGCGCTCCGCCTCTTTCTCCGGAGTGGACTCGAACTCGTACAGCCGCTGGGCGGCTTCGACTACCAGCCGCGACGACACGCCAGCGCTGAAGCGGACGCCACCGACCTTGGCTGGCTGTTCCAGCTTGGGCCAATGGTTGAATGCTCGGCGGGCGAGGGCAATGTCGCAGACCGCAGCCGGAACAGGCTGGCCGTCCTCGCCCTCGAGTTCGTTGGCCAGCCACTCTTCGAAGCTGGCTTCATACTGAGACTGGGAGGGTTGCGCCAGGGCGGCGCGGGCTTGCCATGCTTCCATGGCGACATCCCGCTTGCACTTCAGCACTTCGGCGGATTGCCACCAGGCCTCGAACGCCGCGCGCTCATCCCCGCCTGCCTGCTCTACCGATTCTCTGAGCGCCATACCTGTCTCGAAAACTTGTGCAAGATGTTCGTCGAGAGGAGGCAAGTCTGGCTCGCTTTCGTTGTGTACCGGGGGGCCGACGAGTTTGTCGAATGGACCGATGTGTGCCGGGCACGGATGGCGGAGGGAGCCGTCTCCGGAAGGGCAGGTGCATTCATTTGCTTTGGTCATGGGAGCTTTCTCCAGGCCTCGGTTTCGAGGTCAGAAACGGTTATCAGTCGGCGCCGGCGCTCGATGTTTTCGAGTTGAATGACCTCACCCAGGCTGTCGATGACGACCCAGTGAATGCCGGTGGGAATGTGCAGGTAGCGGGCTGGCGCGTTAGAGGGGTAGAGGGCGTTTATGCGGCGGACTGCGGGGCTTTCGTCGAATGGCATGATGGGCAGGCTCCATACGGTGGCGCTGCGTATGTGTGCAAACCAGTTGCGTCCTGGTCTGCGTCGTTTGCGATCTCGTTGAGCTGGCGTGCGAGCTGGCGCAGTTGAGAGGAGGAGAGCGGGGCGCCGAGGCGTGGGAGGCCGTTGACCTCGGCCAGGCGCTGGCCATCCTCGCCGTCCAGGAACAGCGCGGTCAGGTTGAGGGATTCCATGGGGGTTCCTCGCTATGAGGTAGCGTCGAGGTATGCGGCTATGAACTGCGTCGCCGCTTCAGCATTGAGGGCGTTTCCGATGGCATGCAGAGCACCCATTCGACCGGAATAGCCATGGTCCATGCTGCGAACGATGGGCTGAGGCCAACGATCTCCGGGCTGGAGCGGAGAGTCTGCGATAGCGCGCAGATCCGCTTCGCCACGCCATCTCCGCGGTCCAGCCTGGCAAGGACTTCTGCGCGACTGCTGTCCTTGTGCTCCCTCGCCGAGATGCTTGGCAGCAAAGTAGACCCGCTTCCTGAGGATCGGCTCCCCGCATGAGGCAGCTGCAAAATGTATCGCCCCAGCGGCGTATCCAGCTTCTTCAAGGTCGCCCAGGACGAGATCAAACCAGCCATGGACAAGCGCTTCAGGAGACTGCTCGCCAAACAACTCTGCAGGGCGCCGCTCTCTGATGAGATGGCTCCATGACGGCCAGAGGTGTCGTGGATCAGCAAACCCAAGTCTCTAGCCTGCCTTGGAGTAAGGTTGGCAAGGACAGGAACCGGTCCAAACAGGTCGATCATCTGGCCAGCCGGAGCGCCGAAGGGCGAGCGACCAGACGCCGATTCCCGCGAAGAAGTGGCATTGTGTGTAGTGCTTGAGGTCATCTGGGTGAACATCCTCGATCGATCGTTCGTCGACGTCGCCAGGTGCTATGTGGCCGGCGGCGATCAGGTTTCGAAGCCACTGAGCGGCATATGGGTCGAATTCGTTGTAGTAGGCGCCCGGCATGGCGTTTCCTCAGGAGGCCGGCACCGGATGCAATTGCATTGCCCGATGCGCTGGCCTGTTGTGCGGCAGTAGATGGGAGCGTTCACGGCGTCACCCGCTTGAACTCGATGACCCAGACCCAGGGGTTGGCGTCCCAGTCGCCACCGGTGGAGTTCCACAGTTCGGCGAAGGCATCGAACGCAGTAGTCACGGGGATAAACTCATACATTGAGCGCGCGAGGCCTTCCTTACATATCTCGCCTATGGTGATTTGTTGGAGGCGCTCGACGCGAACAGCGGTGATCTCCAGCAGGATGCGGGAGGCCCAGCGTGGCATGTGCAGCGATGGGGTCCAGCGTGTGACGGAACAGTGAGCCCCGTCTTCGAGATCGGCGCGGAAGGTGAGACGGCATCCAATGTCGGCGAAGGTCTCGCGCACCCACAGCCGGTCGCCGGGCTTCCCGAAAGGGCAGACCCCGCACCGAGCAAGCTCATGCGCGCATTCCTCCTCCGTGGATCCGAACACGTTGAACCCGTAGCGCAGGTGGCGCTGGCCGAGCGCACTCCAGCGGAGGCCCTCGTGAGGCGTGGTTTTGTCCTCGGTTGGTATCTGCAAGCCCTTTACGGCGCGTCGCGTCACCGTCTTCCGGCCTTCCAGGATGGCTCGGACCATCTGGTCGTTGAACAGGATTGGCCGCTCCCGCGGCTTTTCTGCGGACATAAGGAATACCTCTCGCCTGCTGGCGCTGATCAGTTGGAAAGGGCTTGCTTGGCGATCTTGAGCACGTCCATACCGATACCGCCGGTAGAGACGTCGGTGAGTGCGGCGATCTTTTCGAGCGCCTGGCGTGCGTTTGCCAGTTGATCCTCCGGGGAGAGGTATGCCGGCATGTCGGCCAGGCGACGGCAGACGAACGGATCGTTGTCACTCGGTACGGAGCAGCAGGTGAACTGAATTGCGCGGCACTTGCAGACGAAGTCGGGCGCGGGGAGCGCCTCGGCGTCGACGACGTGCATGCCGAGGGTGATAGCGAGGTTGCGCTCGATGTTCGCGCCGCGAGAACGCTCCCACCCAGGGAGCAACGCGAGAATGTCGCAGTCCATGAGCCGCTTGATCCCGTCGCGCATGAACGTCTCCCACGGCGCGCCACGGTAGACCATGTTGACCGCCGGGTTCTCGACGATATAGCCGAGGGCTCTGATCCGCCGCTCCTCGGCGTTGAACGCGGGGTAGTTGAAGTCTGGGATGCCGGTCATGGGGCCGGACAAGTAGACGCGGCGCATCATGCTGCTGCTCTCCCTGGCTGGTGGCCGAACTGCTGCCACTCGACCTTGTGCTTGCGCTTCTTGGTCAGGACTGGCGTTCCGTCGTCATTCCAAAGCTGGACCCTGGCGCGGATCTGCATGTCGCGGCATTCCAGGGTCTTCCGTGCGAGGTCGATGAACTGCTGACAGAAGTCCGGCGTATCCAGGAGTTGGCTCAACTGGACGACCTTGGTTCCGGTCATGATGTTGTCGGCCTTCCGCTCGACTGCGGCGAGCCATTCGCTCATCGGAACATGCTCATCCCCGAGCGGTGTCTTGCGTACCGACTTCACTTCTTTATTGGCCATGGCGAGCGCTACGTCTCGCGTCATGCCGAACACGGCAAAAGTGCTCATGTGGTAATCCTCAGGACGAGTAGAGCCGCGCCAGGCGTGCTAGCGTCGGTGATCTGGTGGTGGGTTACTGTTCGTCGTCGGCGACGGAGAGTTCGGCGGCGAGTAGTTGTCGCGACACGTTTTCGCTGGGCGTGTATTCGTGTCGCGACACGACGAGGAGAGGCAGGAGATCGGCATCGGGCAGGGCTGAGGCGTTGAGTAGCAGCGTCGAGAACGCTTCTCGCCAGTCCTCGAAATCGCCGACCGCCTGCAGGCGCTCAAACGCTGCGTCGATTGCGGGCGGTGAGGGTAGCTTGCGCTCGGGGATGCCTGCCTCTCGCTGTCGCTGGCGTTTCTCCCGCTGGCGCTGGGCGTTGGTCTTGGCCATCAGCCCTCCAGAATTTCTATCGCCGACCTGATTGCATGCAGCGCGTCGTCTACCGTCTTTGGCTTAAACTGCACTGTGGCTTCGAGAACGGCGATCGCATCGCGGCACTTTGCCCGCTCAACCTCAAGGTCGTCGTCTGCCTCTTCTTTCCCTTCTTCCAGCTCCCTGGCGTATTCCTCAAGCTCGCTTAGCTCATCGACTATATGCAGGTCGCCCGTTGCGAGCCGTCTTGCCAGCTCGTCGGCCGCCCCTGAATCGAACTGCGAGTAGTGCAGCAGTTCGTCATCCTTCAGTGCATTGATTGGCAGGCTCATGCTGCGATCCTCGATTGTCGCCGCCTGGCTTGGGCTGCTGCCCTGCATGCGCGGCATTCGTTGTGGAAGTTGCATCTGGTGGAGATGAAGGAGAAGAACTCTTCATCTTGTGGCCACCACTGCAGGCAGCCGGGGCAAAGCTTCTCGACGCCGAGTTCAGTCGTTCGGGTAGTCAGCTCTCGCCATGGCTTCCTGAGCAGGGCCTGGCGTTTGCTGATCACCATTCGGCTCCGGTCAGAAGATGTAGGAGTGTTGGCGGCTGGCGCTTGAGCGGTAGGAGACCGTTCGAGGCTTCGCCTCTTGAACTGCTGGCGCGGCGGCGGACGGCGGCGTCCTGGGTGGCTGTTGCCGAACAGCCGCGGGGAGCACGAACACAAGCACGATGAAGCCCAGGGCTGCACCGATGCCGCCGGTTCGAATTGCTCTGCGCCTG